CGGGTGGCAAGCCTATCAATTGGCATGGGCCACCTCGCACGCAACACCTAGGTATGGCGGCCACCCGGACTGGCCGTAGGTGGCCTTGTAGATGGCCGTCATGCTGCAATACTGGGCCGTCTGGTCGTCCGTGTTGCCGCGCTCAAGATAGGCGCTGGCGGCAACTGCTGCGACTATTAAAAATACTTTCATGTCTTTACTTTCCTTTTTCTTTTTGGTGACACACTCGACCCTCGGTCGGGGTTATCGTCCAGCCCTTCGCGCAAACCGTCGGCGTGACCGTCGGTGTAGCCCTTGGCGTAACCATAGCCTTCGGCTTTGTCGAACCTATCTTCAATCTCGTCAATTACAACACTTGTTAGATTGTATATTCCCAACACATACTGCTTTAAATCGTACAACACGTTCACTCTGGTTCCTTCTTTGTCGGCGATCATGTCTTATCTCCTATGAATTTCTGGTCGTCGGGGAGACTGCGCGTCCATTTCGGCCCGCGCCTCGCGTTCGTCCTTTAGCTCGTTCATTTATCCGCTCCCGTTGATTCGTGGAAAGTCACAATTTGCTTTTTAGCGTCTTCGCAGCCCTTGCCTACGATCACCTCATGGCCAATGCCCGATAGGTAAGCCAGCCAGTCCTTCTGCTCGGCCGACACAACCCCGCCCCGCTCGCGCTTCATCTCAATCCAAAGGCACCAAGCGGCTACAAACAAGTCAGGCACCCCGGCGCTAGCACCTTCTGCCTTCAGCCTTGCGGCAGTGGCTAGCCCTCTGGCGCCACCGTTCGGGATGGCGAATATCCGCACCTGGTTAAAGGTTTTTCGAAACCAAGACACCAGTTCGCGTTGTTCCTCATGCTCGGTTTTCACTTGGCAACCTCCTGTTGCGGGCGTCCGCGCCCGTCGTACTTGCCTTTCTCGGGCGCGTTGGCCGGGTGCAGCACCCACTTTTCGCCGAGAATCCCTAGCGCGTTTTGCAGCTTTTCCTGCATGGTCGGCGCTTGCCAGACAACTTCCTCGTTATCCATATGCTACCTCTTTTATCCAATCTCGCGCAATAATGCGATGAAATTTCCCGTCACGCTTGTAATTTATCACACTTGGCGCTGCACAAGCATTCAGCTTCTCAACTATCTCATCCAGACTTAGCTGCCCAAGCCCCTTGCAGTCAGCCCCGCAGCGAGCCGCGATGGATGCCAGCTCGCGCATGGCCTTGTCGCCGGCATAGCCTAGGTGCGTGATCGCGAAATACTCAGTGATGGCCTGCTCGCTTAGGCCACCGTAATAGCTCACCTTGAGCATGTACTTCCCGCTGGCTTGCGAGACATGCACCCGCCACATCCAGTCTGTGACGCGCATCTCGCTATAGCCTTCGAGGTTCAGAATGTCCTCGTTGTGAAGTTCCAATTTTTTTATTTTTGGCGGCGGGAACTGATACCCGCATGCCGGGCACTCCCGCGCTGATATGCCCACCAGTTCGTGACACTCCGGGCACCCCTTGACCGGCTTCTCGCCTTTGCCGGCTTTTTTGACCCCTGGCACAATCTCAGTAATCGGCCCGTGCTGGGCTACGACCCCCGCAAAGTCCATGACTAGGCAATGGTCGGTGTGGGATTTAATCCGCATTCCGCGACCGGCCATCTGGACGTACAAGCCCTCGCTCATCGTGGGCCGCAACATGGCAATGAGGTCAATGTCGGGGTAATCGAACCCGGTGGTGAGCACGTTTGCGTTGGTCAGTGCTCGGATCTTGCCGGCCTTAAAATCCTCCAATATCTGCTCACGCTCATCCTTGGGCGTAGTCCCCACCACACAAGCCGCGGCTATCCCCCGGCGTATCAGCACGTCCCGAATGTGCGTGGCATGTTGGACCCCGGCGCAGAAAAACAGCCAAGCCTTGCGCTCGCCAGCGCGGGCGATGACTTCATCTACTACGCCGACGTTCTGGTCTTCCGTGTCTACCGCTGCCTGTAGCTCACTCTCAATGTACTCGCCACCGCGCTGATGCACGCCTTCCACGCTCAACTCGGTATCGGTTTGCTTGCTACGCAATGGCGCTAGGTAGCCGCCCTCGATCAATTCTTTCAGTTTCACCGGTTCGATTAGCGCATCAAATAACCCGCCGTTCTGGGTGATGTAGCCGTGGCCTAAGCGGTATGGCGTAGCCGTTAGGCCGATGACCCGCAGCTTAGGGTTAATCTCCAGCAGTTCAGCCAGCAGGGTGCGGTAGCCGCCCTCATCCTTGGTCGAAATCAGGTGGCACTCGTCAATAATTGCGATGTCAATAAAGCCAATCAAATCAGACTTGGTGCGAAGGCTTTGGATCCCACCAAAGGTAATCGCCTCGCCCAAGTGCTTCATTCCCAGCCCCGCCGAGTAGATGCCCAGCGGTGCATCGGGCCAGTGCAGGCGCAGCTTCTCAGCGTTCTGGGCGATTAGCTCCTTCACGTGCGTCAGCATTAGCACTTTAGTCTCTGGCCAGTTCTGGATTGCCTCCTTGCACAGGGCCGCGATGATGTGGCTTTTGCCTGACCCCGTGGGCAGGACTAGGCACGGGTTGCCGGTTTTGTTTTTCTCGAACCAACTGTAGAGCTGGTCGAGGGTGCGTTGCTGGTAGTCACGGAGTTTCATTTAATAAACCCCATGCTGTTGCAGCCACTGCTGGTACTTGTCCATTTCCAATGGCCTTAAGTCTGTCCACCCGAGCGGCCACCCCATGAGCCACTCGACCCACGCCGGGTTCAGCGGCATCCGCTGGATCTGTGGCCCACCAATTGCCACTGCATTTAAAGTTGGCGTGTTCAACGTAAACTCCGCCGGGTAACCCCCTTCCTTTGAATTGTGCGCTGTCGGAGTTGGCCAATTCTTCACCATTGTCGCTAATCCGTCCCCACTGGTTGCGCTCAACCCCTTGCGGTTGTAGTTTCCGCACATTGTCGGCGTTGGAAGCTTCCTGCTCTTTACCTGTTTTGGGCGCGTTACAGCCCCCCGTATGCGAGGGTGATTGTTTAGCCCAACCTGGCCATAGTTGGCCGTTGCTGGAATTTTCGACCCCTCTGCTGCCGTGGGCGTTGGCCACAATCCAAATTCTGTCTCTTTTATGCGGTGCACCAACGTCTGCTGCCGATACGACACCCCATTTTGCATCAAACCCCAGCGCGGCCAGGTCCCCGAGAACTCTGCTAAGTCCTCGAGTAGTGAGCATTGGGGAATTTTCCACATAAACGTATTGGGGTCGAACTTCGCCAATAATTCGCGCCATGTGGTGCCACATGCCTGATTTTTTGCCGTCAATTCCGGCTCTATTTCCCGCTGAACTGATGTCTTGGCACGGAAACCCGCCAGATACCACATCAACAATTCCTCGCCAAGGGTGGCCGTCAAAGGTTTGAACGTCATCCCAAATCGGGAAAGGCGGGAGAATTTGGTCATTTTGTCGGGCGGCAAGTACGCAAGCTGCGTAGGGTTCCCACTCAACAGCGCAGATGGTTCGCCATCCGAGCAAATGTCCTCCGAGTATGCCGCCACCAGCGCCTGCGAATAAAGCCAGCTCATTTTTTTTCATCCCACTATCCGTCCGTCAAACTCTTGACGCAACGCAAGCATTGCCTCACTCGGGTGCGCGCAAGCCTGCGGGTTTGCCACCAGTTCTTTCGAACCGTAGACGCCATCACCGGCCTCGCCATTCCGCACGGCCACCCCGTCAATTAGGTAGGTGGCTTCGTCATCTGTCCCTGACGCCATCATCCACGGCACCATGTCGGGGTGCAGCACATGGACTTCACAGCCGATTTTCTGAAACTCCACCGGTATTTCGTTGTCCTCATGCCGGCCACATGTCAAAGCACCATTGTTTGCAGGGGTTGAATGCGCGCAGGTGCGGCAGTTGACCTGCTGAGTGGGTTTCTTGGCGTGGCACATGTCGAACGCGGGGCACCACTTGCACTGATACCAGCTAGGGTCGGTGCTGACGCCTGGCGGTATCCTATCCGCACGGACAATTCGATTGGCTTTGTCCAACAAATCGTTAGCCGCTGCCGCATCAAAGCGCACCCGCTCTGTGTAAACGCGGTCGTCATCCTTGCAGACGGCGTAGTACAAGGCGCGGTCAATGCCAGTGCCTAGCATGTAAAGCTGGCACTGCGCCCAGTGCATTGACTTGCTCTTGAGCAAACCGTCTTTCACTAGGGCGTCAAAGCTCTTTTTGCTGTGCGTCTTGATTTCGAGCACATGCTGTTTGCGCTCGTGCCCCGGCAGGCCGGACGTAATCACGCCGTCGAGACTGCCGCCAACATGTGGCGCCAACTCAACCCGGCGCTGGTTATGCTGCCCGCCGTGGCTGATGGTGCAGCCAGCGGCCAGCAAGTCAGCAATGACGGTCGCCTCCTCATTCTGGCCGCGCCGGAACAGGCGCAGCAGGCGTCCTGAGTGTTTCTCGATAACCGCCCACCGGAACGATAGCCATAGCCACCGCTCGCAGTGATGGCCAATGACTGAGCACCCGAGGTGCTGGCGCGGGCCGTCTTGCTTCGCCTCGTGGGCACGGTCGATTGCGGCGACTATGCCGGCGTTCGGATCTTCGATAGCGGTCATCGCGGCAACTTCCACGCCGCTTCAAAACCAGCCTTGTAACCGCTGCGGTAGTTGTCAGCGGCGGCATTCTCGCGCTCAACCTGCGCCGCATTCGCGGCCTTGCGCCGCTCGAATTCTTCGTCAAGGCGCACCGATTCTGCGCGTCGGATTTCGTCTTGCAACGCCCATAGTTCGCGTTGGCGAAAACGTAACAGGGCTTCTTTAATTTCTGGATGCATTTTTGCTGTCTCAGTTAGGTGCCCGAAGGCACCTTTTGATTGACTGGGCTGGTAACAAGCTTAGGACTTACCAACTATTTCCAAGGCGCGTTCGCGGCCACCTTCGGCGCTGGCGCTGGCGCGCTATGGTTTGAGGCGCGGAAGCCTTTCACTTCGTTGCTGACTCCCCACTGCGGGTCATCACGCACGGACAACTTAATCTCGAGCACCCCGCCGACAAGCTGGTCGGTGTCCTGAATGGTGGGTAATCCAATCGCCCGCATCAATTCCCCGAGCTGCTGCCGGCCTATCTCCTGCGCCTTCTCCGAAGCGTTCTTCAGGTTCAGGTTGCCAAACACCACCCGGTTAGCGTGTTCGCCGCCCACCAAGTCATAGCGCACCTTGATGTATTGGCCGTTGCCGGCCTTGGTCTGCCGGACCTCGGCGCTGTGGATGGTGCTGAGATACCAGCCTGCCGGCACTGGGGCGAACTCGGTGCGGCCAGTAGGTGCGTCAGCCGCGTTAAAAGTTTCGATAAAAGACATGTCTATTCCCTCTCTGAGATTTTAAAGCTAGGCCGATTAGGCTTAGTGGTGATGGCCTGTGCAAACAGGCGAGAAACTTCGGGGTCTAAGGCGTTCCAAGCCTTCAAATTCACACTGGCCTCCCAGCGGAACACCACTGGTAGCAAGGGTTCCAAGCCGTGTTCGGCGCTGATAACGCCCACCATCTCGTGGTCAACCTTGCGGGCGATGCGCTGAACCACGCGGCAGTCATAGCGGCCCAGCGCGTACTCCATGGTGCCATCCATGGCTGATGGCTTGGCGTCAAAGATAGCGTTTAACTTGTCTTCAACAGCCCGCCTAGCGTCGATAGCCTTGGTTTCGACCGCCTTCGCAGCTAACCAAGCCTCAGCCAACGCTTCGACTTTTTCGGTAATCATGGCGTGCCCCTTATTTTCTTGATCATCGCGCCTAAATCAGGCGGTTCGAGCCGGTCTAGGCGACCAGAGCGGTCCTTAGCGAGCCACAGGGAGTCTGGCTGGCAGAGCAATTCCCGGCGAAGCACACCTTCTGCGTTTTTCTCAATCCGCAGCGCCAAAACCTCGTCAAAAAAGTAAGGCAGTGACTGTGCCAGTTTCTGCCCCGGCATCCCCGGGCTATAAGTAATCCGGCCCATCTCATCCGCCCCCTTGTCCAGTTTGGCGATTAGCAGGACGTGCAACGGCAGGTCGCGAAAGGCGCGGATAACATCGCTCATGATCGTGCCTAATTGCCCATAGGCCGCACGACCGTCTTTAGTCTTAAGCTGCTCCTCCCCGAGGCAGACCTCAGCTATCTCGCTAATCGAGTCTAGACAGATAGACTCAAAATGCTTGGCCTCTTGGCTGCTCACAAGCCATTTGTAGGCCTCTCTGAGGTCGCCTACCGAGTTCACCTCGATATACTGTAGGTCTAGGCCCTGAAGTGATAACAAGCCGCTCTCCGCGCTCAGAATGAGTGGGGTCGGCATGGTGCCGATCAACGTGGTTTTTCCCGTGCCGGCTGCGCCGTATACCAGCGACTTCACGTTGGCCACGGCCACCCCGCTGGTCGATTTGAGGTTAATGGCCATAGTTGGCAATCCATAGGGCTTTGGACAGATTGCGCAACTCGCGCTCAGCGTCCCTCGCCTCGCCAAATTTGCAAAGCGACCAAGCGTCCTCCGCTTGTTCGATGGCGTCGAACAAATCGCTGATTGCTTTCTCAACGCCGTCCATAGCCTTTTCAGCGGCTGTCCACTCGGAAAGGTCTAGCTTTGCTAATGCTTCGGCGCTCATGATATTTCCCTCAAGCGGGTTTCCGCTTCGTCGTCAAAGGGCACCAGCAGCGACCAAAGTCGCGCCGCTTCGTCCATGTCGGCCACTTCTTCCGCCGCTTCTGCGGCGTTCCAGATAGCCCCGGCCATGTCCCAAGCCCGCGTGTATTCTTGAATGGCGTCTTCAAGCGCAACGCAGTCTGCCTCAAGGCGGGCGCACTTTGCTTTCGCAGCCGTGAGGCGGTCTATGATTTTGTCGTAGCTCACAACGCCACCGCCCGGCGGCACTTGCCGCTGTAGTAGAACTCGCCGATGCTCTTGCGGTAACCCTCGCCGTGGCCGTCCAGAATGGCCACCTCCAACCCGTACTCGCCGCCACGGCCAGCCGCCCAACGCTTGGCCTTGGCAATGGCTTTCGCCTCGCGGTTTGAGACGCCCCATCGGGCGTCAAAAATAACGCTGTCGAACTGACAGTTTTCGCCGTTTGTAAGTGTCGCGCTTATAATCATCGCGGGCCTCTTTCCACTTCTAAATCGTCGCGCAAGCAGCTCGCATACCAAGCGCGGGCTTGGTGAAACGGAATGTAGCTGGGCAAAATCCAGCATCGGTTCCATAAATTGTGCATCTGTCTGTCTCCTCAGTTGTAGCCGGTCAGGGATCTGCTCGGCGTTCGAGAATCATGCGCCCTCGAAAATTACTTTGCAACGCTTTTTTTCACCCGATTGAAAAAACATTGCACGCGCATTAAAAAAGGTTAGGATGCATGCTCATTACAACCGTTTGGAGTAGCACATGCTTACCTTAGATCAGATCCGATTGATCCTCGCAGACCGCAATGCCAGCGCAGTAGCCCGAGCCTGCGGCCTTGGAGTTCGGAAAATTCTGGCCGTTAAGGCTGGTCGCGGGAACCCGTCGCACGCCACTATTGTCAGGATTATTAAGTACTTGGAAGAGCAAAAAAATGACGCCGCTTGATGCGGCGCTCCGCTATGCCTCTGTTTTTGGCTGGGCAGTGTTGCCTATCCAACCTAATAGCAAGCTCCCCGCCAGCGCGCACGGGGTCAAAGATGCGTCAACTGACCCCGCGCAGATCCGCGCTTGGTTTGATGGGCGTCCCGATCTAAACGTTGCTGTCGCGGCGGGCAGGGCTAGCGGCCTAATTTGCTTCGATATTGATCCACGAAATTCGGGGGACAGTTCGTGGGGCGCGTGGCTGGCGATGCATGGGGGCCATAATGATGGCCCGCACGCCCTGACGGCAGGCGGGGGGTCGCACTTTCTGGCCCAATACGATCCAACCTGGCGCTCATCCAAGCTAGCCCAAGGCGTCGACCTACTCAGCGACGGCCGGTATTTTTTGGTATGGCCTAGCCAAATTGGGGGCAAAAAATACGAGTGGGAAGCTAGCTCAGATCCCAGCGATGGCATCGCGCCTTTTAAAATCCCGCCAGCATGGTCGGCGGCCTACGCTGCGCAAGCGGCTAAAAAGCCCGCAAGCACTGGCGATGGCGGGGGGTTGTTGCCAGTTGGCTCTCGAAATGCTGGGCTGGCTGCGCTCGCGGGTGCAATGCGGCATCATGGGCTGGGACAGGCTGAGATATTGGCGGCCCTAAGCGTGGCCAATGAGCTTAGGTGCAATCCGCCACTGCCTAGCAGCGAGCTATCGCAGATCGTGGACTCGATTTGTCGCTATCAGCCAGACACTGACACCGCGCTGGCTGCAGCAATCGGCGATGCGGCAGCCGAAGCTTTATCGATCAAGCCACCCCCCAGCGATTACCACCTTGAGCAGGCGAGCGGGTGGTTATCGCAGCCAGCCGCCCCCCGATGGTTGGTGCGTAATTGGCTACCAGATAGCGGGTTGGCCATGCTTTTTGGCCCGTCTGGCGCTGGTAAAACCTTTGCGGCTCTATCTATGGCGGCCAGCATCGCCAGTGGCAAAGCATGGCACGGCCACAAGGTTGCCCAAGGTGCTGTCATTTACCTAGCGGGCGAGGGCCATTACGGTTTGCGCATGCGCGTTGCAGCATGGGCGCAGCAACACGGCCCGGAGGGGCTAGAAAATTTGTATATCAGTAACCGGGGGATAGACCTTGACGCGCCACAGGCGGCCGCTGAGGTTATACGCGCGATTAAAGAACCATCGCCCGATAGGGTGGCGCTGGTCGTGGTTGATACTTTGGCTACCCATTTCGGGGGCGAAGAAAACAGCGCACGCGATACGCGCCAATTACTATCGGCGGCCCAAGTTATCGGGCGCGCCTACGGGTGCGTGGTGTGTCTCATCCACCACACTGGCCTAGGGCCAGCCGATAGGGCGCGAGGGTCTAGCAGCCTCAAGGCGGCCATGGATTGGCAGATGCTATTAGCCAGCGCGGATGATCAGATCACTCTGTCATGCACCAAAGCAAAGGACAGCGAACCACCCCAGCCTCTAGCCTGCCGATTGCAGCGCGTTACCCTCACTGGCTGGCAGGATGAGGATGGCGAGGAGGTTTCGGGCGCGGTGTTTGAAGTCATTGGCCATGCCGACCCCAAAACCAAAGCGAAAAAAGATAAGCCACCATCTAAGCATGCCAAAAATCTAACGTTGCTTGAAGCAGCCTGGCGAGCGGGGGGGTGCGCGCTGGGGGCCGATGGGCGGGCTGTGGTGGCGAGGCAGGCGATGATCGACACGTTGCTGGCGGAGGAGTATTCAACACGATCAGCTAGCGAGATGGTTAAAAAATCCGGCACGCTATCTAGTGCACTGGTGGCGGCGGGCGTGATTGAGCTAGGGGACGCAATCTGGACTGTTTGCGATGTTGGATTAGCAGGATCGTGGGCGTTGCAAATAGGGAAAAAAAATGACGTCTAGTGTCGCGCAATGAATTTTTGTTGCGCGCAATAACAATAATTGCGAGGTGGCAAAGGCGATGGCGCACGCGCAATAAACGCCCCCTTACTATAGTAAGGGCGTATTGCGTTGCGTCGTTGCGCGTCAGTTTATGCGTGAAAAAACGCAATAAATGCATGATGTATTTTTAAATCGTTGCGGCCGGGGATTAGATTATTTTTAAATCGTTGCGTTGCTTGGCTCAAAAAAAAGCCCCTCGGAAGGGGCTTAGTGGGAAGGGCTGGAAGGGTGGCTAGTGCAGGAAGTAGTAGGCGATCGGCATCATCAGGTAGGTGATGAATAAGGCGTGCACTAGGATGCTTTGCCACAGGGCCACTTTGGGGCGGGTGCTCATGCGCCTAACCCCGTGTTCTTGGCGATGGCTGGGCGGTCGCTGTTATCGGAGCAGCTATCAAGCCACTCCATCGTTTCGCTTTCTGGTCGGCAATCTAGAATTGATTGCGTCCAGCCCATTTCTAGGTTTTGCTTTTCCCCCTCTTCCCGAGTGTACACTTGCACGATGTCTGAAATTTTAAACATGATTTGTATCCCTGTTGGTTAGTTACGGGTGCGTGCTTAGGCGTAGGGCAGCCTCGTTCCACGCGAGGCGCTCGCGCTCAATGCTGTCCGCATCCTCAGGGCTGGGGTCGCAATCTACCACCACGATAAAGTTGCGAAGTGATGCGTACACCTGCTCAATGGTGACGGGGCGAGCTTCGCGGTACTGATCACGCGCTTGGGTTTCCTCGCGCAGTTCCAAGCATTCCGCCTCCCATTCCGCATAGTCGGGCAAGATGAACTCCCGGTAATCGTGGGCTTCGCTGTAGGTCGCGAAGGTTGCGCCTTCAATGGGTCCATTAAATAAGTCTGAAACTTGATACATGTCAGATCCTCAAATTTGCCCAGCCCTTGTTGGGCTAGGCGATGGTCGGTTGGTTAGCTGAAATATTTCTTAGTTAAGCGCGAGCCGAACCAGCGCTTGCTAGATGCGCGCATGTACTCCCGTTGGTTTGCGCCTTCCGGCATAGCGTCAGCGCACCATGCCCACAGCGCACGGGCGCACACGCTGGACACAGCGGGGCGGAACTCCACGGGGTAATATTGGCCAGCGCAGTAATCGAGCGAGGGCGTGCCGTCGCTGCTTTCGCCCAGCAGCGTGAGGCGCGAACCGCGAAAGGCTTCGACTAGCTTTTCTACCGTGATGCTGGGGCGCAGATCTACCAGTCTGATCATCTTGCGAGCCTCGGTCAGGGCGGCAGTGATGCTGCGCGCTTCGCTGCGGTAGTCTTGCCACGTGGCGTAATTGCCCGGTTCTAGGCCGGGGCGTTGGGCTGCGAAGGCGTACATTTCGGATATTAATTGTTGCTTGGTCATTTTCTCTCTCCAGTTTGCAGCCCCGTAGGGCTGCGGTTTGGTTTATTTAAAGTCGAAACCGCCTAGGCCTGCCCAAATCACAATTAGGCTTGCGGTGTAGATCATTAGTTCAGTCATGGCGGCTCTCTCTCTGTTTTGGC